TGGTATCAGAGCTTGGTTTGTAAGATCAACAATATGGTAGGCTAAAGGCCTATCAAAGGTATTTGGGTAAGGAAATTATCTATTTATATCTTTGGTGTTTTCTTAATCAAAAGACTGAAATTGATATTGATTTCTCTATTTATAGTTTCTTGAGAAGATTTTGAAATTTTTAACATACATGCTCTTAGAGTTTGAAGTGTTTATGCTTAATGGGTGTTTGTTGATACTGAGCCGAGCCTTTGAAAGCACAAAAGACGAAGGCACTATATCCCGTCAGGCAAGAGGCCGTTTAGGGTGAAACCCGGAGGTGAGTGTATAAGGGGCTTTGGCAAGGTTGAAAACTTGCGGTACCTTGAGTATAAACATCAAGACTCGAAGGATTATGTTATGTTCTTTTAATTTCTTAATCATCTTACTGGAACTGTATTGGATGAAAGGATATCATGAGTAGGTCGATTGATCTTGAGAAAACGCTAAAAGATTATTTAGATAAGAGTACTGAGCCTGAATACCTTGATCTTTTTATTATTGATAAACCCACCAACAAGCAACTTGCTAACAATCTTTCTTACTTGAATCATCAAGCTAAACTCTTCTCTAGAGTTTCGCTAAAGCATTTCTTTCAGTTAAGTGACGAAATTCAACAGCTAAAGGCGGAGAATCAAAAGCTTCGCAGGGAATTGGTGAATCTCACCAAAGAGGTTGTGGAAAACAGACCTCTCACTGAGAAGAAAGTTCAAGAATTGGTTTTGCAGATTGTTGCACAACCAAAGGAGATCGAGCAGCAGGCGGTGCGCCTTACCACCGACCTAGCACAAAAGCTGTCAAGGGTAGAAGCAATCCTTAAGAGGATTGAAGGTTCAACATCTTTATGAGTGAAGAACTTAAGAAGGCTCTTCAGTCAACAGAAAGCATAGAACCTCCTTCTATCGGGTACGTGAAACCCCACGACTATCAAGGGAAACTAGCAGGAGCAATTGCAGCAGTCCAGAAGCAGAACAACACACTTATTCAGCTTCAGATACAACAGTTTGAGAAGCTTTCTCAAATTTATACTGCTATCAAGGACTTGAAGCAACAAGCTTCCCCTTCTGGTCTCTCTACTGAAGTGTTAGACCAAGTTATCGACAAGCTTGGTAAGTTGTCCATCCAGAGCAAAGTACCGGAGAAACAAGGAAAGCTCCTTGTCTGGAAAGACCCTTGCCTAATCTACAAAGAAGAGTTAGAAAAGCTCTAAAGATGTCACGCACACAGTTATCTGCACCATCTACCTCCGGCAACACCATGGAGGATCAAATTCGTGACTATCGGCTTGGAGCAAGGCGCCGGTACAATATGGGTCTTAGAGCGCAAAAGCTCATAAAGACTCTCTCTTTAGGTACTTTCTACAACCCTACTCTCGAACAACAGGTTGATCCTGAGAAGACGTTGCAGCTCTCATCGGTGCAACGAGCTTCACTCGTGCCAGCAGAAATTCTCTATCATGCACGAACAGACACCGTTAACCACAAGGTGTATATGCACTGGTCAGAGGAGTCTGACCTCATCATCAACGGCCAACATGATTCAACTTTCATCAGGCCAGAATCCTTCCAAGTATTGCAAAGGTCTGGGATGCAGTTCATACATATAGGCCTTATGCAGGTGAGAATACAGGTCCTACACAGGCTTGAAGCTGGGACCATGGCGATGGTAGTTTTCCGTGATTGTTCATGGAAAGGGAAGAGGTCCATAATAGCTCGTATGGAAGTGGACCTATCAAAAGGAAGCCAGTTGGTGTATATTGCACCAAACATCATCAAGAAGTTGGCGGATTTCTACAATAACATCCAGATATCTATCCTCACCAAAGGATACGATGACTACCACAACTCCGAGGCCAACTTGCTGATCACAAAAGGCTTGGTTGGAAGATTGTCCAACACATCAAATGTTGGATTTGTTTATTCTATTTCTGGTATTGCTGACTATTTCATCACTCATGGTGTTCAGGCTATAATAGGAGCACCAGTCAGTACTGAAGATATCCAGGGAACCCTCTGGAATGTAAAGCCAACAACTCTGGTTGTACCTGTACAACCAACTGCTGTGGATGACCGCGAACTTGCTGACGGAAGTATTTCTGTGCGGTTTTCCAATTACAAAGCTGCGAGACAACCTGCTCAAATTACTTACAATCAAGACGATGAGCAGATTGATGAAGATGAGGCACATATTATTGCCTATCTGCACATGGAGGAACCTTGTCTGAAGGTTCGTTTGCTGAATGAAGACGCCATCATACCACAACGGCTATCTCATCAGGCCGTCGGTTATGATATTGCGGTTGTACAAGCCGCCGAGGTACCTGCTTTGGGGCAAACAATGTTCTCAACAGGCATTGCTGTTGAAGTTCCTAACGGAACATATGCCCATTTATTTATAAAATCTGGCGTCGCAAAGAGGAAAGGGTTAATTCTGAATGCAGGAGTTATTGACCCTGATTACACTGGTGAAGTAATGCTGCTTGTCTGCAACCCCACTGCTACTCCACAGTTTATACAGAAAGGGGAATTCATTGCTCAAATAGTACTTCAGCAAGTACTCACACCACCAGTCCAGGATGTAGCGATTCTACATCAAACACTTCGAGGGGACAGAGCTTTCGGAGAAGTTACCTCGAATTATTTGGCGGAAGCCAGCACCAGCTACCTTGCGGACATGTGTCCGACCTTTGAAGAAGATCCCTTCTATGAGGATCCCACTATCCTCACCTTACAACAAGTTGAAGAAGAAGACGATGATATCTCTTACCTCACCTATTTATATGATCATCATCTCTTTTTCGGGGGGGAGAAGGAAGAGGAGGAAGCTGCCGCCGCCAAAATTTTTGATGAAGTTGCTGCCGCACCAATTTATGATGACTATGATGATGATGCGGATGATGAAGAAGAAGTCCAGAGGCTGATCAATCCAAAATTAGCCTCTATCAGTACAGAGTTTGAATATCCTCAACTAAGGGAACTGGAACAGGTAATTGCTGCCTCATCAGCAGTTTCTGCCTACAATCCACCAGAGGATACTACGATGAATCCACCTACCTACCCACCGGCTCAAACACCAAGTATGCCTTCTACATCTTATGGAGGCTCAACATCATATGGGGGTACGTTTGGAGGAACATCTGGAGTTGGAAGTGGAACAAGGTTCAGAAGTAAAGACTATTCAGGCAACTGGAACCTACCCTCAGCACAACAACAGACGGGGGCAATGTTATACATTCCACTAGAGCTTGGAAAATTTGATGAAGTGTTTATGAGATGGGAAAGTATCACTAAAAACATCATTTCCCAGCATACCTTCATCTCAGGAAAAGAGAAGGCAGATTACATTGAAAATCTGCTAGGTGAGTATGAAAAGCTCACTTGGATACAGTGGAGGACTGCCTTTCCTGAGGAGTATGAGAAGCTCCTGGCGTCTGCTGATGGACGCGAAGGTACGCAAAATATTATTTCTCAACTGCGTACAATATTCACTCTTGAGGATCCTTTCAGAGGATCAACAAAAGTCCAAGAAGAGGCATACAGAGATCTTGAGAGGATCTCTTGTAGGGATGTTAAAGATCTCATTCCATTCATGAATGAGTACATGAGGATTGCCTCAAAGACTGGAAGGCTGTTCATTTCATCAGAATTATCTGAGAAATTCTGGTTCAAGCTTCCAGGAGATCTTGGCAAGAGGGTCAAAGAAGCATTTGACCAAACTTATTCAGGTAATACTGTTGGGGTTCATCCCAGAATTCTTTTTACTTATAAATTCTTAGAAGAAGAATGCAAGAAGGCTGCATTCGCTAGGTCTCTCAAGGGCCTACAGTTTTGTAATCAAATACCCATTCCCGGGTATTATAAAGGAAAAGAAAAGAGGTATGGGGCTCGAAGGTCCACTACCTACAAAGGAAAGCCACATGACTCCCATGTCAGAATTGAAAAGAAGAAACATCTGGTCAGGGAGAGGCGCTGCAAGTGCTTCCTTTGCGGAGCAGAAGGACATTTCGCAAGGGAATGTCCAAATGATAAAAGAAACATCAAAAGGGTGGCTGTATTTGAAGGTCTGGAAATTCCAGAAGATTGTGAGATTGTCTCAGTACATGAAGGAGATGATCTCAGTGATGCAATTTATTCAGTATCTGAAGGAGAAAATAATGAAGAAATAGACCAAGGGGTCAATGTCTTCATTAACAGGGAAACTCTCTACTACCTACGGGAGGAAGATCACACATACTTCCTTGGAGGTGGTGGATGGCGGTGTTCGGTGAAGGTCTCACAACAGGAGCATGACTGTAAACACAGGTGGGACTATTATACTAACACTGCTGATAAGTGCAGGTTTTGCAAGAGAGAAGTGATGAAAAGGTGGAACGCAAGATGCCAACATTGCAACATACTCACATGTGGCATGTGTTCAAAGCATTATGTTGACTTGGAACTGCCATGTCAGCAGGAAGAAATTCGGCAAGTATACAATCCACAACAGCTTATGATGGAACAGCAAAATTACATCCAGAGCTGTGAAATGGAGATCCAAAGGCTGAAAGATGAACTTGCCAGAGAAAAGAAGGTGGCAGAAGAAATGGTGGTAGCAGCCAGAATCTCTGAAGCAGTATCCCAGCAGGAATCAAAGAAACAACTAGAAGAAATGAAGCTGGAGAATGACAGGCTAACATTGGAGAATGAAGATTTGAAGAAGGAGATTCGAAGCCTCAAAATACAAATAGAAGATATGGCTGTTAATGTCCTTATATGTGATGGGAAGGACAAGCATGTAGCTGCTACTCTGCCTCTGAAGGAAAGAAGGAATGGCCTATACAATCTGATAGTGGAACTGGACATTCCAGGGTCTACTCCACTTAAAGTTAACGCCATTCTTGACACTGGTGCAACTACTTGCTGCATCAATGAAGAAGGGTTGCCAAAGGAGATACTTGAAGACAACACCTTCGAGGTAAAGTTTACTGGTGCTAACTCTGTTATGACAGCAATAAAGAAGCTCAAAAATGGCACCATGAGGATCGGGGATCATCAATTCAGGATCCCATACACATACGCCTTCCCCCTCAAGCTAGGTGGAGGAGAACAGCTGATTCTTGGATGCAACTTCATAAGATCCATGAATGGAGGAGTGCGGATAGAAGGAAATGAAGTGACCTTCTACAAGAATGTTACCACCATCCAAACTCAGCAGGAAGTTCCAAAAGTTCTAGCACTGGAAGAGCTAGAGATGGGAGAGGAGGAGTATATTGCAATACAGGAAAGTTGCAGCACAATTTGCCCAGTTGTGAATATTAATTTTGCTCAAAGATTTGAAGATCTAATTCTGGAGCTGAAGAGCGCTGGTTACATTGGTGAAGAACCAATGAAATTCTGGTCACATAACAAGGTAACTTGTAAACTGGAGATTATTAATCCAGAGCTAACTATACAGGACAAACCCTTGAAGCATGTGACACCCAGCATGGAGGAAGCATTCAGAAAGCATGTACAAGCTCTCCTCAAATTGAAGGTAATAAGACCTTCAACCAGCAGGCACAGGACTACAGCCTTCATTGTTCACTCTGGAACGACTGTAGATCCGAAGACAGGCGTTGAGACCAAAGGCAAGGAGAGGATGGTCTTCAACTACAGAAGACTAAATGACAACACGGAGAAGGATCAGTATAGCCTCCCAGGCATTAATACTATCCTTAAAAGAATTGGTCAAAGCGTCATCTATTCAAAGTTTGATTTGAAGAGTGGCTTCCATCAGGTAGCCATGGATCCTGATTCAGTTCAGTGGACCGCCTTCTGGGTCCCTGATGGTTTGTATGAATGGCTGGTGATGCCGTTCGGTTTAAAGAATGCTCCCGCAGTCTTCCAAAGGAAGATGGACAATTGCTTTCGTGGCACGGAGGACTTCATCGCAGTTTATATTGATGACATTTTAGTCTTTTCCAGGTCACAAGAGGAGCATGCACAACATTTAAAGCAGATGCTGGAGATCTGCAGGAGAAATGGGTTGGTCTTGAGTCCAACAAAGATGAAGATTGGGACTCAGGTGGTTGAGTTCCTTGGGGCAGTCATTGGCAATAGGAAGATTCAGTTGCAGTCCCACATTATCAAAAAGATCGCTGATTTCAGTGATGAAGAGATCAAGACAACCAAGGGATTACGTTCATGGCTTGGCATTTTGAATTATGCCAGAAACTATATCCCTAACCTGGGTAAGATTCTTGGCCCTCTATATTCAAAAACTAGCCCTAGTGGTGAAAAGAGGATGAATGCACAAGACTGGGAGTTAGTCCGAAAGGTCAAGAAGATAGTAAATGAATTGCCTGATTTGATTATACCACCAGAGAAATGCTGCATCATTATTGAAACAGATGGATGCATGAGTGGCTGGGGTGGAGTCTGTAAATGGAAGAAATTTCTGAAGGATCCGCGAGTCACTGAACAAGTCTGTGCCTATGCAAGCGGACGGTTTGACCCGCCTAAATCTACCATCGATGCAGAAATACATGCAGTCATGAACAGTCTTGACAAATTCAAGATTCATTATCTTGATAAAGAAGAAATTATTATCAGAACAGACTGCCAGGCAATTATTTCATTCTACAATAAAAGTGCTGAGAACAAGCCATCTCGGGTAAGGTGGATTGCCTTTAATGATTTTATTACAGGGCTCGGAATTTCTGTACATTTTGAGCATATTGATGGAAAGCACAATCAACTGGCTGACGCACTATCAAGGCTCGTCGGTGCCCTCATTCAGAACAGTGAAAAATGGAGCCAGCGGACCCATATTATCAGAGCAATGGGTCTGGCCATTGAACAAGTGACAAGCAGGCCACATGCAGAAGCTATGAAGAAGCTTGCCACTATGATTCAAGGAGTGCTGGACAGCACTCATCCTAGGGAATAAAGTGGATCGATGAATTGTCATCATCCTGTATATGTAAGTCTCATGGATTGATGAGGTGTCATCATCCTATGAGTTGTGTTTTTATGTGTGTTTCTTTAGAAAGGATTGAGCCTCGGGGAGCCGTCCTTTAAGTTATTAGTGGATGCCAAGTGTTCGGCATCTGAGTCTTGCTTAAGTTGTAAGCAAAGGAAAGAGAATTATTGAGTGACGATGGGGCCCATTGAGTACCCGACTCAATTATTATTCTTCCTTTCTTTCAGCTATATAAGCATATGTAATATCTGATTGCAGAACATCGAGAAAACCTCAGAGTTCTACTTTCAGTTGCTTGTTAATAATAATATTTCTGCCGAAGAGTCTTTTGGTACTCGGGCAAGATCCTTTGTTGCGTACTCACTTA